CCTTATCTAGTCTATGTATGATATTGAACAACGGGCTAGCCTTTAGGAGTCAATAAGTTTGAGCCTGTATGAGCCAAAAAAGTAAGCCTGTGTGTTGCCCGCTACCACTGATGTTATAGTTCTTATTAGCAATGGATCCTAAGTTCTTAATCAGAAAATGCAAAAGTGCCATAAGTGCTTTCCATCAATGTTTCAGCAACATTATTTATAAATAGTATTACTATGAAGAGAAAAACAAGATCTATTTTAGAAGAAATTAATGCAATGGCTCCTAAGAGAGACAAAAAACAGATTGTTGAGTCTAATGCCGAGCAAGTAATTGTAACTGCAATTAATTTAATTGAATTAATTAATGAAAGTTTTGATGTTGAAACGGCTGCAGATTTAAATAAACGTCTTATTAACAGTATTAGAACTAAAGATCCACGAAAATTTAAAAGAGGAATAGCTAGAGTTGAAAATCAAAGATATAATCAGTGGGACTCATAAAAGGCGTTCAAAGCGTGGATCCCGAATTAAACGAATTAAACAAAGAAGTCTTTTCGGAGAAGATAGCGGTAGTAAAAACACGCACTTAGATCACGCTGAAGAAATTGTTTTCCTTCGTGGTGCTACTGGTGTGCAACAATTAGTCAGTGGCTTTAATAATCTATTATCAATGTTAACAGGCAGTGGTGGCGACAGTAATGTTACTACCAAGTGGGACGGAAGTCCTGCCATTTTTTGTGGTATTGATCCAAGTGATGGTAAATTTTTTGTAGGTACAAAAGGTGTATTTGCTAAAAATGCCAAGCTAAACAAGAGCATGGAAGATATTGAAACAAATCACGGCGATGTTACTAAAAATGGTGAAAACGTTAGCAAAGAAGGGTTACGTGAAAAATTACGTTATGCTTTGCAATATTTGCCAGAGCTAGGTATTACAGGTGTATTGCAAGGCGATATGTTGTATACTAGACCAGATCTTAAAATGGTGCAAATTGATGGACAACAGGCTGTAGCATTTACACCAAATACAATTACATACACAATGCCAACTGATAGTGATGTTGGAAAACAAATATTAAGTTCACAAATGGGCATTGTTTTTCACACAGAGTACACTGGAGACAGTATTTCTACTATGAGTGCTAATTTTGGATTTAATGCCGACAGTTTAAACCCAAGTAGTAATGTTTGGTTTACTGACGCAACAATTAAAAACGTTAGCGATCAAGTGTCATTTGACAAAAAAGAAGTTGCGCAAATTGGTCAAGCAATTAAAAATTTAAGTAGTTTAGGACAAAATGTAAAACAATTTGAAGTATTAAACAAGCAAATGCCAATTGATCTTATTCAAGAATTAAAAGCACATGCTAATACTCCTATTAGAAGCGGACAGCCATTACAACAAGATCCAACACAGTTTGCAAAAACATTTACAGAACGTGTTAAACAAAAATTTGCAAAAGCAATTGACAGTTTAAAATCAGATCGTGGTCGTGAAAATAAACAAGCACAATTACAGCAAGTATTACAAATATTAGACGAGCACGTAAATGATATTGCTGGAATGTATAAAGCGTATTTGTTAGCAGATCGTATTAAAATGATGTTCCAACGTAAAATGCGTGAAATACGTGCAATAGATAGTTTTATACAACAACCAGACGGCAGTTTTAAAGTAACAGATCCAGAAGGGTTTGTTGTGGTAGGTAGTGATGGTAATGCAATGAAAATTGTTGACCGCTTGGAATTTAGTGCAGCGAATTTTGCATAAGGTAAATAGTAATATGGAACAAAAGTACACAGCACAACAATGGGCAGCAATACAAGGAGGACATCAAATTGATGAATCTCCAAAGTATAGTTTCTTGAGCAATTTAAATGAAAGCAAAATGTATCGTACCCGCAAACAACTCAATGCAACTGCAGTAGATGATGTTGCAGACTTTGCATTTTTAAATTTAATTTCTATGCACATTTTAAATAGTGATGAGCAAACACAAAAAATTGCACAATCATATGCTAAACGTACTATTGCAAATAACCAATTTAAAAATTATAGACAAAGCGGAACAGATTTATATCAAGCGTTGCACAAATTAACAACAAACGATAAAGTAAACTTACCTGATGAAGAACTAAAAGCATATTTACGTGATGTAGCAAAAGGTAAACCAACACCACGAGCACGTGGGTTATTCATGAAGTTAGAACGTGCACTTAAAATTCAAGATTCAAATTACAAGAGTATGCGTAGACTTGGTGTTGATTGGGAAAAATTAAGTCCTACTCAACGTCAGCTTGTAAACACAAGAATGCTTCAGTACTACAAAACAAATGCTATTAGAAGTGAACTATATGAACCATTAAAACAGTATTCAAGAGCAAATAATTATATATTAGCAGGTGTTGGTAATGCTGAAAAAGCCAGTGTTGCTAAAAAGATTGCTGTTAGAACTGCTATGGGTGCGGCAAGTGCTGCAGCAGGGTTTCAAATGGGTAGAGCGTTTGGTAGAAGTTTGGTCCGAGGAAGAAGTCCTGACTTAAAGTAGGTGATACTTGACTGAAAAATACACTATCTATACTCTAATAGATATTACAAATAGTAAAAATACTAATTCAAAATCTAAAAATATCAAAGAGTATAATCAGCAGCAAAATTTAAATACTATGATACAAATTATAGGTCTTCGTAGTCAGCCTATACAATACGAATCTTTGGTATTAAATGCACAAGATCTAGCACAATACCAGTTCGGAAACCAGTTTAAGGGACTACATACTGTGTGGGAATTTCAGTTTGTAACAGAACATAGCCAAGTCTATGAAAAAGACCAAGACCCTGTTTATTTTTTAAAAGATGACTTTGACGGTGTAGCATTTACACCATACTTAGATGAAACTGTAAATTTCTTATCTTCTACTTTTGAAACAAAAAATCTAGATTTAAGAAACATATACTTTAATAAACTTGTAATCTAATATAAATAGTTATGTAACGATGAAAGTATTATATTACAACGATCGTTTCTAGGCACACTACAAAGGCAAAACATACCAAGGCTCCTACCAACACGATGCTAAGAAGCATTTAAGCCGTAGAAGAGTGAATCTATGTCAGTAACTACAATCGGAACGACTCAAATTGAGCGTGAAAATTTAGAAGCACACGTTGACCTGTGTGCCGAAAGGTATCTTATTTTGAATGAAAAGGTGAATAACATAGACACAAGGCTAACAAATATTGAGACATCCGTTCAACGGATGCGTGAAGATAGTATTCGTGAGTTTTCTCGCCTTAGAGAAGATATGATCAAAGCACAGAATACTACAAATAAAATCATGATGGGCACAAGTGGTACTATCATCGCTGGCGTATTAACAGTTGTCGCTACATTATTAATGTCATAAACTTTCCGATAAATAACTTTATGAACTTTAGTGAATTTACATCACAAGAGCCTGTTGTGGAAGCACAACTTGTATGGGCTCGTAAGGGTAATAAAATTGCTCGTAAATTTCGTTGTGCTGTTGGTCAACGTGCTGGTAGAGTAGTGAGCGATCCAAGCCAATGTAGTAAACCAATTGACATTAAAAAACGTATAACACTTAGAAAAACAAAGGCACGTATGGGTGCAAGGATGGCTCGTAAAGCACAAAGAACAAAACGTATGAATCCAGCAAGTAAAGCAGTCCAACGTCTTAATAAGGTAAAATAAAATGAAAGTATCAGACATTGTAGAAAGATATGGAATGAGATCAGGCACAGCAATGGCTAGAGATTCTGCATCATCTGTAACTAATCAAAATAAACGTGCTAATGCTCAAGCAGCTGATAGTAATAGAGAAGCAAATATTTCTAATAAACACGCAGAAAGAAGTGCAAAAAGAAAACGCTATGCACCAACTGGCGTGCCGTTTAGATTAATGCAACCACAAGCACCAGCAGGACCAGAGGGAGAACAATAATGAGAGCGTTTGTAACCAAAGGTGGTTTCCCTACATTTATTAATAGTCGTGAAAGTGATTTTTTAGATCAATATTTTACTGAAGATGTAATTTTAGAAAAAGAAAATTTAAGTGAGAGAGAAGCATATATTGCTCAAAATTTAGTAACACGTGGTGTACTAGACAAAGTAGTTAACAGTGGCACAACGGGCTATAAACTTAATATTAACAAATATGGAAAATTATAATGAGCCGTAGCCTTAAAGAAATACTCTTACAACAAGTTGAAGAAACTAGTCAAGCCTTAAATGAAGCAGCAAATTCTGATGTTAATTTAAAAGTAGCAATGACACAAACAGTAACACCTGATAGTATTACTATACAAAATTATCGTATTGATATTATTAGTGAAGAATTTGCTGGTAGAAAAAAGAATTTTTATAATATTGTTGAAGACAATAAAGTAATACATCGTGATTTGGCTTTATTTGAAACTGCAATGGGTATTGTTAAAAGATATATTGCAAATAGCATATCACAAATTAGTGAATTAGAAAAACTTGATATGGAATATTGCAATGCATTATACGAAACTTGGATGCACCAGAGTCGTGCAAAAAAAGGCGGCATAAACGAAGATATTGCACTAGCAAAAGCTGGCGCCGCAAAAAGTAAAGTCGCAGAAGCGAAGCGCAAAATAATGAAAAGACTATAAATATACTATATAACGGGGAATAAGAAAATGTATTTAAACGATTTAAACTCAGCTTCTCATAGTGTTGACAAAATTAATAAAGTGTTAGCCAATACATTTGGTCACAATGTTAATATCAGCGAAATGAGCACAAATGCATTAGAGCGTATGCTTACAGCAACTAATGCAAAAATTACACAGATCAAAGAAAGTGATCTAACATACTGGGAAAATCCACAGTATAACAAACTAAACCTAATTTCACATTCATTAAAAACATATATTAATGAAGTGGCACCAGGTCGTACAGACGGTAAAACAATGAAAACAAAAGTAAAAGAATCTGCAGAACTTGAAGCAGCAGAAGTTATGCTAGCAGCGCAAGAGCTAGTTGACGAACTACAAAAAATGGTTGAAAACCTAGCAGAGATGCAAGTACAAAAACTAATGCCAATTGTTGATGCAATGAAAGAGCAAATGGGTTTTGAACAAGCTGAAGCATATAATGCCGCAGCTGATGCAGCACTAGCTAGTTTACTAGACCAAGCTAAAGCAGCTAAAGATGCACTAGACAATGCAACAATGGCGGCACGTGGTGAAGCACCAGCAGCGCCTGCTCCAACAGACATGGCAATGGATCCAGCAATGGACATGGGAGATGATGACATGTCAATGGACGATGATTTTGCAGTAGATACAGCCGCAGCAGGTGAAGAAAATGCAACAGGCCGTGAAATGAAAGAAGGCCTAGATGTGATGGAAGCACAAGCAATAAAAGAAAAAAAGTTCTTGGAAGCTAAAGACCGTATTTTCCAGATGCTAGAAGCAGGCCAAATTACCAAAGAACAGTTTTTAGATATGATGAATGAATTTGATTTAGGTAGATTAAATCCATTTAGAAAACGTGGCCCAGCAGTGCCAGCAGGTAATCCTACAAGTAGTATGCCAGAACCAGCACAAGATATGATTGGAAAACAGTACAAAGGTGCGTTTGATCGTATTCAAGGCGGTGAAAGAATTGGTGATTTAGATAGAAAAGGATCTACACAAGCTCTGATGAGACATATGGATAAAAGATACGGCGGTGGCGGCATTCGTCCAGATGGCACAGGTGATTGGACTGCTAGAGGAAGAAAGTAACAAATGAAAGCAACTGAACTATTACATGAAGGTCAGGATTATGTGTTAAACGGTATAGAAGAAATTATCGTTAGAGCAAAAGCACGTGGCTTTACAAAAATAAAAACACCGACTGTACTAGCAAAGCTAGAAGCAGGAGGATATTTTATTGACATGGGTAGCTTAGTTGATTTACTAAACAGTATTGACGCTGTTGGTTCTGCCAACAAAGAAACCATCACTTTGACAAATGCATTGCCCCCGGATGCAAATCAGCCTGATGATACTGTCAGTAAAATGGCGTCAAAACAACTTACTAAAAAGGATAAGAAACTATGAGTTACAGTATTAACAGTAATCAAGCACGTACTATAGCTAGAAGTCAACTTTCTATTTTTAATGAAAGCAAAAAACTCATGGAAACTGTTATTACTGATGCAACAAATGGTGCTTATCAAACTACAGTAAGCGATGGTACTGATATGACAGAAAGCACACCAACAATTACTGTTACTGGTACAGTTGCAAATCCTACTATTACAGGTACACCATCACTTATTCTTAACAGCACAACTATTACTTTGGGAACAACAGGAACCAATCTCAATTCTATTATAGCTGATATCAATGATGGTGGTATTAGTGGAATTGTTGCTAGTAAAAATACTGCAAATAATTTAGTAATAACATACACTGCGCCGGCCGCAACAACCTGGGAATTATCAATTGGTGCTGGAACAGCAAATGTAGATCTAGGTCTTCAAACTGGTGCCACTGTGGTTGCAACTAATCCGTCTAGTGTTTCTTATTTTCAAGTTTGGCAAGGCACTGCTGAAGACCGTGCAAAAGCAGATGAAATGCGTCAAGTTATCGACTATTTTAAAAATCTAGGATACGATATAGAACGCCAAACAAACACAGCTACAAATAAAACATTTAAATGGGTTATTAGCTATTGACATTTGCTTAATGTTGTATTACATTATGTAAATGTTAACAATCAATTCCCCCTATCCATATCAAGAATTTAAAAGAAAGAGCGTTAATGGAAAACGTCTATACGAAAATCCATATGGTGATCCAGTACCTAGTGTTACAACTATCTTGGACAAAACCAAACCCCAAGAAAAACGACAAGCCCTTGCGAACTGGAAAAAACGTGTGGGCGAGGAAAATGCTCAAAGAATAGTCACTGAAGCAGCAAATGTTGGCACTATTATGCACAACATGCTTGAATCTTGGGTCAAGAACGAAGACTATTCTGGTGACCGTATACTTCAAGCAGAGATGATGGCAGAAACAGTAAAGAAAAATGTTGAGCCACATTTACAAGAAGTATGGGGAAGTGAAGTAAACTTATGTTATCCTGGTTTGTATGCTGGCACAACTGACCTAGTAGGTGTGTACAAAGGCAAGCCTACCATAATGGACTTTAAACAAACCAATAAACCCAAAAAGCGTGAATGGATTGACGACTACTTTATGCAAGCCGCTGCATATGGACTAGCACACAATGCAATGTTTGAAACTAAAATTGAAAATGCAGCAATCTTTATGTGTAGTAGAGAATGTCAATGGCAACTATTTGAGATTGGACCAGATGAATTTAAAGAATGGGAAGAAAAATGGGCAAAGCGTGTAGAGGAGTTCTATAATCTAACATAAATATGTTATAGAGGAAATTAAAATGGCAGATACACGTATTAGTAAAATTAGAGTTAGGCAAGGTAACTTTTCAGACCTTCCATTATTAGATGCTGGAGAATTTGGTTATGCAACAGATAACCAGCGTTTGTTTATAGGTAATAGTCAAATTAATGTAGGCACTGGTGATGGTGCAGAAATCGCCTATATTATTCCAACAACATTAACATCAAATAATGTTATTGGTGTCTTTTTAGATGGAAGTCAAGTTAACGCTTCTGACTACAGTATTGTAGGCACTACGCTTACATTTGCTACTCCTCCTGCTCTTAATGTAGTGATTACTGCACAATTTAACAGCGAAGTTGATTTAGTACGTTATGCAACTGTACCCAATGTTATTTCTTTACCAGCAAATGGTAATCAGCAAGACACTGGCTTTACAGTTGATACATCAGTTTACAACGTTGTAATTATGGATTATACTTTAGAATCTACTAACGGTGTACGTGCTGGGCAGTTGAGATTTGGTACTGACACTAGTGCAAGCACAACAATGATTGATGACAATTACACTGAAACAGCAACAGTAGACGTTGTCTTTAATGCAGACATTAGTATTACTAATACATTAAAGCTACAGTATACTGATAATGCTAATGCGATAACAACTTTCAAATATACGTATCAACTTTGGAACAGCAATTAAATCATAGGGCTTGGTTTGAATCTCCCAGTATACGACTTGGTATGTGGAGAGAATTTCGACGTAGCCTTGACACAGAAAATATAATGGAAGTATGTGACACTGTTGTTAAATGGTGGCAAAGTGCTCCTCTTGTTAATATAGCTATTGATCCAGTTAATAGTAATCAATGGCCAACACCTTGGGAAATGCTACACCAAGGTGACTTTTGTGAGAATAGTTTGGCATTGGGTATGAGTTATACAATTTATTATGCAAATTCTGATATACCAAATGAGTTACTATATGTAACATGTCTTGGTGATTCTTTTCAGCGTTTGTGCACACTGATTGACAATAAACACTTGCTTAACTTTGAACGTGGTGTGATAAGTACATTACCCGGTGACGATTGCACTGTAAGTTATCGTCAAAAAATAAAAAATATTATAAAATAATAAAAATCTTGCGGCAATGATGCGGCATCAATAGTCTATATTTTAAGGAAGCAGACATGAGTAACATTCAAGTAACAAAAAGAGATGGAAGTAAAGAAGCAATTGATTTAGACAAATTGCACAAAGTAGTTTTTTATGCATGTGATGGCATTAATGGAGTAAGTCCTAGCCAGGTTGAAATCAAAAGTCATTTACATTTCTATAATGGTATTACTAGTAATGATATTCAAGAAACATTAATTAAAAGTGCAAGTGAACTTATTGATGAAGATACTCCTAACTATCAGTGGGTAGCAGGTAGACTTATTGTTTATCATCTGCGTAAACAAGTTTATGATAGTTTTGAGCCATGGCCGCTAATTGACCTTATTGAGAAAAATATTGAAGACGGGTGGTATGACCCTGCACTATTAGAAGACTATTCTGCTGACGATTGGAACGAATTAAACGACTATATTAAACACGAACGTGATGAAAACTTCACATATGCTGCAATGGAACAGTGGCGTGGTAAATATTTGGTACAAAACCGTGTAACTGGTGAAATTAAAGAAACACCACAAATGGCATATATGTTAATTGCTGCAACATTGTTTGCAAAATATCCAGTAGAAACACGTTTGCGATGGGTTAAGGATTATTATGATGCAGTCAGTAACTTTGATATTTCTCTTCCTACTCCTGTTATGGCTGGTGTTAGAACTCCACAGCGCCAATTTAGTTCGTGCGTCCTTATTGAAACTGGCGATAGTCTTGATAGTATTAACGCTACTACCAGTAGTATTGTAAAATATGTAAGTCAGAAAGCAGGTATTGGGATTGGCGCAGGCAGTATCCGTGCGCTAGGTTCACCAATCCGCAAAGGCGATGCGTATCACACTGGCGTTGTTCCTTTCTATAAAATGTTCCAAAGTGCTACACGTAGTTGTAGCCAAGGTGGGGTGCGTAACGGTGCCGCTACACTTTACTATCCGATTTGGCACTTAGAAGTTGAAGACCTGCTAGTACTTAAAAACAATAAAGGTATTGAAGATAATCGTGTGCGTCACATGGATTATGGTGTACAGTTTAATAAACTAATGTATGAGCGTCTTATCTCAGGCGGTGACATTACACTGTTCTCTCCAAGTGATGTACCAGGACTATACGAAGCATTCTTTGCAGACCAAGATAAGTTTAAAGAAATATACGAACGTGCAGAACGTAACACACGACTACGCAAGAAAACAGTAAAAGCATTAGAGCTGTTCAGTCAGTTTGTAGGCGAGCGTAAAGATACAGGACGCATTTACTTAATGAATGTAGATAATGCTAATACACACAGTTCATTTAAACAAGAAGTAGCACCTGTACGTCAGAGTAACCTATGCTGTGAAATTGATTTACCAACAAAACCACTAAACGACTTTAATGATCCAGACGGTGAAATTGCACTATGTACACTAAGTGCTATCAACTGGGGTAATGTTAAAAAGCCAGATGATTTTGAAAAGATGTGTAAATTAGCAGTGCGTGGTCTTGATGCACTATTAAGCTATCAGCATTATCCAGTTATCGCAGCTAAGATGGCTACAATGGGTAGACGTCCGTTAGGTATTGGTATTATTAACCTTGCATATTGGATGGCACGTAATGGAATGACATACAGCAACCCAGACTTAGAAATGATTGACGAATATGCAGAAGCATGGAGTTACTATCTAATCAAAGCAAGTGCAGAGATTGCACAAGAGCAAGGTGCTTGTTTGTGGAATGAACAAACAAAATACAGTGATGGTATTCTTCCAATCGACACTTACAAAAAAGACGTTGATGAACTAGTACCGCATGTAGAGCGTATGAACTGGGATGGGTTACGTGGCATGTTACAAGAAACAGGCATCCGTAACAGTACATTAATGGCATTGATGCCTGCTGAAACATCAGCACAAATTAGTAATGCTACAAACGGTATTGAACCACCACGTAGTTTAGTAAGTGTTAAGCAATCAAAACACGGTGTACTGAAACAAGTTGTACCTGGTATCCATCATCTTAAAAACAAATATGAACTACTATGGGATCAAACAAGTCCTGAAGGTTACTTAAAGATTATGGCTGTACTACAAAAGTATATTGACCAAGGTATTAGTGTAAACACAAGTTATAATCCTACACACTATGATGATGAAAAGATCCCAATGTCAACTATGTTACAGCACCTAATGATGTTCTACAAATACGGTGGTAAGCAATTATATTACTTTAATACATATGATGGTGCTGGAGAAATAGACCTTGACAAATTAGAACAAGGTGCTAATATCACTATTAACGAGGAAATTCAAATTAACGAAGATGAAGCATGTGAAAGCTGTGTAATCTAAAAGGAAAAAACAATGAGCGTATTTGACGTAAAAAACAAAGGTAGTCAGATGAGTAACCTAGCATTCCTGGATCCAACTGGGGGTGTTACTATTCAACGTTATGATGCAATGAAGTATCCTAGCTTTGATAAGTTTACTGACAAGCAACTGGGATTCTTTTGGCGTCCTGAAGAAGTAGATACCTATCGTGACGGAAAAGATTTTAAAAATCTTACAGCACATGAGCAACACATTTTTACAAGTAACTTGAAAAGACAAATTCTACTAGATAGTGTACAAGGTCGTGCACCGGCAGAAAGTTTTGGCAGTATTGTAAGTTTGCCAGAACTAGAAAACTGGATTATTACTTGGACATTTAGTGAAACAATTCATAGTCGTTCATATACACATATCATTCGTAATGTGTACAGCGATCCAAGTAAAATCTTTGATGAACTCATGGACATTCCAGAAATTGTAGAATGTGCGGGTGATATTAGTCGTTATTATGATGATTTAATTGAAGCAGCAGGTTACTATAACTTACTAGGAGAAGGTACACACACAGTTAATGGCAAGAAAGTTGTTGTTGATTTGCGTGAACTTAAAAAGAAACTTTGGCTTGCTATTATGAGTGTTAACATTCTTGAAGGTGTTCGCTTTTATGTTTCATTTGCTTGTAGTTGGGCATTTGCAGAACTTAAAAAGATGGAAGGCAATGCTAAAATTATTAAGTTTATTGCACGTGATGAAAACTTGCACTTGGGTAGTACACAGTTACTTCTTAAAACACTTAAAAAAGACGATCCTGTGTTTGCAGAAATTGCAAAAGAGACAGAAGAAGAATGTATTAAAATGTTTACTGATGCAGTTGACCAGGAAAAGGCTTGGGCAGAGTATTTGTTTAAAGATGGTAGTATGTTAGGTTTAAACAAAGAGTTGTTGTGTGATTATATTGAACATATTGCAATGAAACGTATGAACAATGCAGGACTTCCTAAAATTTATAATGTAACAAGTAATCCATTACCATGGACTCAGAAGTGGATCGCTGGTGCAGAAGTGCAAGTTGCTCCACAGGAAACAGAAATTACTAGTTACATTAACGGCGGCACAAAGCAAGATGTTACAGAAGATACATTCAAAGGATTTAGTTTATGATTACAGTATATACTAAACCTCATTGTCCTTATTGTGACTTAGCAAAGCAATATTTAACAAAAAACGAGTTTGAATTTGAAACTATTGACATTATGGAAAATCCAGAAGCTCGTGAATTTTTGATAGCAGAAGGACATCGTACGATGCCTCAAATCTATCATAATGGAAAACTATTAATTGAAGGCGGCGGAATGGCACTTAATAGGTTGCAGCCAGATTACGTCCGTGAACTTATTGGAGATATTAAATTAGATGTTGGTGATTTCAAACTTTAAAAAAAGTGACGTTGTTACAGTTAAACTCAGTACAGGAGAAGAAATTGTAGCACGTTTTGATGCAGATACTGGTAGTGAACTAAAAATAGTAAAGCCAACTGTACTAACACTTAACCCAACAGACGGAAAAGCAATGCTTATTCCATGGTTAATGAGTGTTGACACAGGCAGTAGCGACCCAGTAATTATTTCAAAAGCACAGGTGGTAGCCGTTAGCAAACCACATAAAGGTATTGCTGATGGTTACATGCAAAGCACCACTGGTATTGCAACAGCACCGGCGGAGAGCAGTTTTATACTATAAATACGTGTATGGCAAACTTCGTACACAGACAAGATGATAGCAGAGTATGTGGTGCAAAAACACGTACTACTGTTACTAACGTTAGAGTAAACAATAAATTTATATCTACTGAGGGCGACACCAACACACATGGAGGTGGCGCTCTTCGTGCCACTGAAACATCGGGAAGAACCCGTGCAGGTGGTAAACCCATTATTATTTTAAACGACCCCGCAAGTCCTGATAGACTGTTTAGACAAATTGGACATGCAGGCCACGGACACGGCAATCCAAAAGCAACTGGTGCAAGTAATAATGTAAGAGCCGGAGGTTAATATGGTAGAATACACAGATTTTAAAAACGGCTTGCAAGACGCAAATGATTACTTAGATGCAAGACATCATTTAAGTGGAACAACTGCACTAGGCAACAGTGCTCTTAATGTTGTTGCTCAAGCTGAATACAGTTTTACACTCAGAGAATTGTTATGTGGTGTACTAAGTGGAAACGGTGTTAAACTTCCCAACCTACAGATTTGTTTAAGCGCAAATATTAAAGAACTATTGGGCATTCCAGGATTGCAAGGTGAACTTTATGATGCACTATCGCAACTAGAAGGCGCAATGGATGACTTCATGGATCACACCAAGTTGGATAGTATATTGGGTCGCTTAAATGGTGTGTTAGCTGAAGCACAAAACGTTGCTAATATGATTAACTTCTGTAGTGCGCCAGTTGATCCTATTGCAATTCCAAATATGCTAGAAAGAGCCTTTGGTAGTTTTCTAGGAGCAGGAAAAAATTTAATTGATCAAATTGGCAGTATTGCACCAGAAAACGTGTGTGCATGTATTGGCACAGGTGGATTTAATAGCAATGTGTTTAATGGTGGTATTTTAGGAACTATTGCAAATAATATTGATGCAATCAATGCAGGTAACTTAGGACAAAGTGTGATTGACAGCATACGTGCTGACGTTGAAAGTGTTAGAGATGGTATTACAAACTTAATTAATTTTGAAAATAACATTAACGGTGCTTATGCATTGGGTGGTAGTCAATTTGCTACGCCAGATAGTGGATGTAATAGCAACGTTGGTGTATTACATAATCCATTTACTGGGAGTATTGCTGATAATGCTAGACTTGTTACTAGTATGAAAAGTTTATATGACAGACTTGGTGGATATCCAGTTACATACAGGCCTGGTACAACATTGGGTGGTACAGATGGAGAAAGTCCACTTTCAGCTGCTGACCCAAGTGTAGGAGATACAACACCTGTAGAATATGCAAACATTTTTGAATTGTTATTTGATCAAGAATTTTTAGATTTATTAGCACAAGCTGATGACCCACAAAGCACAGTAGATAATCAAACACCAGTTATGGATTATTGTGGTAACATTATTGGTTATACTACTAACTTTGTTCAAAAAGAGCAAGAAAAAAGTGATGGGTCAGATCCAACTATTCCAAATAGTCCTGGTTATGCTGCGGGCGGCCTCCAAACAACATCAGGTAATACGACTGAAAATACACAAACAGTAGAAGGCGGCAGTCTTACTGTAAATTCTGGTGGTGGTGCAAATGTTTATCTAGTTAGTAGTGAAGCAGCACAACTTTCATTAACTACAAATAGCTTTGACATTGTTGTACGTACTGACATTTTAACAGTATTTGTAAGAAAAGATACAACAGTAATTAATACTGGTACAATGGACGATTATCAACAAAGTAGTGTTACATTGACGGCTTTTGGCAATAGCGTAAATGATCTAACGAGTTATGGCTTTGTTGTTAAAGACGGTAACACTGCTATTGCAAGAACTATTCTTGGTACTACTAATGAAATTACTGTTATAAATGGAAATGGGTCTGGTGGTAATCCAATTATTGGATTAGCTGACAACATTGTAATGCCTGGCCAAGCATCTGCTACTATACCACGTGGTACAACTACTCAAAGACCAAGTAGTGGCACTACTGGTATGATAAGATACAACCAAACTAGAGATAAATTAGAAGCATATATTAACCCCAATGGATGGGAAGATATAGCAACTACACAAGACCTTGTTGGCTTAACTATAGCTATGGTCAATATTGGTACTGGTGCTGAATCATTTAAACAAATAAACTCTAATCAAGAATATGAATTCAGAAAAATTAACGGTGATGGGCTTGTTACTGTAACACAAAATGCAAATGATATTACTATTAGTGATAACCTAACGGTGTCAAATAATGGCGGTGGTGCTGAACTTTTCAATACCCGGTTAGTAAATGATTTACAATTTAGAACATTGACAAACGTTAATAGTAATTTAACTATTTTACAAGACGGCGACACAGTTGACATTGACTTGCCAGGAGTAAGAACAACAACATTACAAACAACCGATGCCAATACAGTTAATGTACAATTTAACAGTGAAATATTACAGCCTGCTACAGACAAAACTTGGTTTTATGAATTGTATGTATTGGCAGGAAATGGAGCAACTACAAAACGTGCATGGAAACTTCAAGGAGTTGTACAAAACAATGGTGGAACACCAAGTTTAGTTGGTGCTGTTAATAGAACTGATTACCAACGTGGTACACAAGATGCTGCAGAAACGCCATGGCAAGCAGGAAGCGCATATGCAATTAATGATGTAGTAGAATATGATTTGATTGTATATACAGCAAATGCAAATATAACAGCAGCATCAACTTCAAGTTATCAGTCACCAGATACAAATTCAGATTGGACAGTTTCTTATGCCGGATGGAATGCTAGCACTGAAATATCAGGTATAAATTTCTTAATAAGAGTGCGTGGAGACGCAAATCCAGTTGACTGGAGTATAAAACTTGAATACGTAGAATTATAAATAAAATTGTAGAAAACAACCTTTTTTGGTTGACAAGTAAGTCGTTTTGCCATAGTATCTTGGTTACAAGTAAGATGTCATGGTAAAACGTCATGGCACTAAAAGCGATATTATGGCACAGAAAGGCACAAAAAATGAGAAGTAAAGATAATGGCGATGGAAGAAAAATCTTGGCAAAAGTGGCAGTACCCTTAGGCGTTGATGATATAACAATATATGCACTTAGATACTTAGACGGCATTGGAGACAATGATTGTCGTGAAACTATCTTATCAAGCAATAAACGAGAAATATTTAACTTTGCAAAATCAGCAATTCATAGATGGGGCACAGAAGAGCCCAAAGAATATGTTGAACAAAAGTTAAACGGTTCGGTTAAAACAATAAGAAAAATTGTAGAATATAAATTTCCAGAGTGTGACTAATGGAAAATGTAATTGATTTTGCAGTAGAACGAGCATATTTAAAAAGTGGCATCAAAGATCGTTCGCTAATTAAAGACATGATTGATCATGGATATGATCCTTGCAGTCCTAAAGATATAATCAAATACAATGAATGGAATCAATTTCGAGATATTGTAACAACAAGTACAGTTGATTTTTCAAGTGAATATCAGTTTTCAGATGAAGCAATAGATAGACTATGGAATGATATTCAAAATTTTGATACCAATCACACTGTGACAGTATCTTATGATTCATTTGATGATAATAGTGATTTTATATACGAACCAGATTTCAGCAAGTTTTTTGACGACAATAAATAATTGTGTAATTTAAAAGGATCTACAAAAGTGAGCGACACTTTAGTTTTGAATGCTGACGGTCAACCTGTAAACTTTCTCCCACTTAGCGTTGTACAATGGAAAGAAGCTATCATGTATATGTACCATGATAAGTGTACAGTGATGGAGTGGTATGATGATTGGATGGTCCGGAGCCCCAGTTGGGAGACGAAAGTCCCCGCTGTGATTATGCTCAAAGATTATCTAAGACGCACCAGGAAGGTGCGTTTTTCACGAAGTAATATGTATCTTCGTGACATGTACACATGTCAGTATTGTAATTTAGAGTTTCCAAAAAGTCAGCTAACACTTGACCATGTTCAGCCTATCAGTAGAGGCGGCAAAACAACCTGGGACAATAGTGTAACAGCATGTAATCCATGTAACAGTCGCAAAGGAAATCGTATAGATATAAGACCAAAACATAAACCATATCGTCCTGGATATTATGAACTTGTAAGAAAACGTAAACAAATGGAAATACAAGTACGACATCCAAGTTGGTATCAATGGCTTAACTTAGAAAATATTTAAAAAAATTCTAACCTATTGATATTTAAGAAAACCTTTTTTGCGCCAGGGCTTGACTCTGGCGTTTCTAGTCACTATATTATATATGTAACAAGAAGGAAAACAACATGTCAATGAGCTACCTAAAAGAAGCAGTTGCATACGAAACATATGCTGATTATTGCGCACCACGTCGTGAAATTGGACTTGGTGTTATTCCTAAATCACTTTTTGATGCGTTAAAAGAACAAGAAAAAAATATCGAAAAAAGTGAAAAAAGTTGTTGACACCAAGACGTTTTGGTTTTAATATGATAGTGTAAGTTAAGGAGACACACAATGAGAATTACTGTTCAACATATGATCCAAAATTCAGAAACAGGAGACGTAGAAGGCTTCCGTGATGTTGCGTTAGTAACATGCGATCATGACACAGTTGAAGAAGCACTAGAGTATGCATATCGTTACACAAACAATGTAATGGGCTCCTGGAGCATCAAAGAAACAGAATTTACATTGCGTGACGGCAGCACCCAACGAAACGGTGACTACAACGACGATGTTACTGTGCTTTACAATCGTCCAGACGGAATGGGTCAGCGTTCAACTATGATGGGTGATCGGATGACAGTTAACGGTAAAACATACCGTGTTGCAATGATGGGTTTTAAAGAAGTGGAGACTGTATAATGAGTGGTACTAAATCTTGGATAATGTCAATTGAAGAAGCATACTGGGATCAAGTTGCTGAAATTATTAAAGATTCAGAACATGTGTCTGAAGCTATGGAACGGGCAGTAAGTCTTGGAAAGCCTATGGTTCCTTTTATTGAAGTTGCTGACATTGAAGAAATAGTTGGCGAAATGTGGAACGAATTATGGAGTGAGTACGTATGAAAAGTCTTCCTTTAGAAATTGCAGCAAAAGTAAAAGAGCGTGAAACTTTCGAGTTTCAAGGTGTTGTTTATGACCATACTTGGGAAGACGATAACGAGCTAATCCGTCATGGTGGTCCATGGGATCGTGGCAGTGCAGATTCATATTATGGTCGTATGCCTAAGCCACATTATTATGTTGGAGGAACAAGAACATCAGCAGAAGTAGAAAAAGAAAACATGACTGAAACAGAGATCATGGAATATTATGCTGGTTATGAATATAACGAACTCCAAGGTGACAAAAAAGATTGGTAAGTGCTTGACAAACTTAAATACAAGTACTATATTAAGTGTGTATTAGGAGTTATTGTTATGGCAACATTTGAAATTACAACCATTGAATATAATGCACACGGCAACGTTAGAAAAGAGTTTGAGTTGTTTGGATCTAAAAATGCAGCGATCCAACACATGCGGGATAAAATAAAAGATCGTCATGGCTTTACACAACAAGGTAAAGTTAAAGACGGCGAAGTAAAACTTCTCGATGAACGAGGCACTGTTCGTTCTGTGATCAGATTTGGACAGTTAATTTAATCTTCAAAAACAGAGGCAGTAATGAAGAAACTTCTAATGAGCATTGTTGCGGTTATGCTAACAACTAGCGTACACGCAACCGAATCACAAACTTTTTCTGGATACAATCCTGAAATTTTTCCCCAAGAATATTGCATGGCACTTAACATTTACTACGAAGCACGTGGTAGCAGCATGGCAGATCAAATTGGTGTAAGTGATGTTGTACTAAATCGTGTTCGTGATAGTCGTTATCCTGATACAGTATGCGAAGTAGTAAAACAAGGCCGCCAAGACAGTAAAGGTAATATGATACGTAACCAATGCCAGTTTAGTTGGTATTGCGATGGAAAAAAAGATATACCACAAGACACAGATGCATGGATTAATGCACAAACAATTGCTTGGCGTATTATGAAGTTCAACGAGTTTCGTGGACTAACAGAAGGTGCTACTCATTATCATGCACATTACGTAAACCCACGTTGGGCACGTGATATGACGTTTGTTGGTAGTATCGGAGTACACAAGTTTTATCGCTGGGATTAACCCCATATATGCATAAATATATGTATGAAGATATGCGAAGTAATACAAACATTAGATGAGGGTCCAAATGACCCTCACATTTTTAAAGCAGTGTTTATGGCTGGAGGCCCTGGTTCTGGAAAGTCGTATGCGGCTGGAAAGTTACTAGGAGGCTCTGGCCTTAAATCTGTTAATAGTGATGAAATTTATGAATATCTAGCATACAAGCATGAGTTGGATCTTGGTGATCCAGACGTAGTAGGTAGTGAAAAAGGACAAGAAATACGCAACAAAGCAAAAGACTTGACTAACAAAAGACGTAACAATTATCTTCATGGACGTTTAGGTATTATTATTGATGGTACAGGAAAAGATGTTGCTAAAGTAGCAAAAGATAAAGCAGCACTTGAAGAGTTAGGTTACGAGTGTATAATGATCATGGTTAACACTGATCTTGATGTAACACTAAAACGTAATGCTCAACGTGCAAGAACGGTTCCAGCAGAGATGTTAACAAAAATGTGGAACACAGTTCAATCCAATGTAGGCAAATTCCAACGAGTGTTCGGTTCATCAAATTTTCATATTATTGACAACACATATGGACTAGATCATCCTGATGTAAAAGATGACGCACTTGAAGTGCAGCGCAATATTAATAACTTTTTAGCTTCTCCTCCTCGAATGCCAGCTGCCAAAGAATGGCTAGCCGCACAAAGGAAAGGTAGAGCATAAAATGTACGAGTATAAGTGTTTAACTATCCGTGTGATAGACGGTAATACAATCGATGCAGAAGTTGATTTAGGATTTAATGTACTTGTGCGTCAACGTATTAAGTTACATGGTGTTCTTGCTCCCGATATTAGAAGTTTTAATGAAAGTGATAAAAAACGTGCTACTGAGGCACGTCAACGGCTAATTGAATTGGTCGGAAAAGAGTTTTATTGCAACACTGTGATGAATAAGCGTGGCAAGGCAGGTAGGACTCTTGGATATGTCTATATTATAGATGAAAATGAAAACCGTATCGACGTAAATCAAACTTTAATTAATGAAGGCCTTGCTACTAGATACGGAGATTAAATTATGTTTTTCGGATTATTAACTTTACTAGTCGCTCTGACCATTAGTGCTGTTGCAATATACTACAGCGTTGCTGGACTAGTGGCTATTTTTGCGGCGGCAACTATCCCAATTATTATTATGGGAGGTGCTTTAGAAATTGGTAAACTAGTAACGGCTGTCTGGTTACACCGTTATTGGAACAAAGCCAAGTGGTGGCTTAGAATATATTTAGGTACTGCAGTTTTAGTGTTGATGTTTATTACAAGTATGGGTATTTTTGGTTTCTTATCAAAAGCACATATTGAACAAACAAGTGCAGCACAGGAACAAGTAGCACAACTAGAACGCATGGACGAAGAAGTATTACGTCAGCGTGAAATTATAGAACGTGCAGAGCAACGTATTATTAAAGCCGAAACCAATGCTGATAAAGAAGATGTTGGCATCCAAGAAAAAATAGATGCAGAACAGGAACGCATTGATACAGCATACAACAGACGTCAGCCTAGTATTAGAGAACAACTAGATATTATTGACAAACAAGAACGTGACTTACAAGGTCGTATAGCAGTTTACGAAGATGAAATTGCTAGTTTGGATACCGAGCTAACACGTTTAAATGGACTAGTTGAAGAATACAGAACTCAACTTACTAACACAAGTGTTGCTAGTGTTGAAGAACAAGTGCAGCCGTATAGAGATCAAATTGCACAGTTAGATGCAGACATCGCTAGACTAGACGAACAAGCCGCATCATACGAAGCACGTATTGCAGAACTACAACCAGACTACAGTGCAGTTGATACACTTAAAGAACAAATTGCTGCAATTGAAAACTCAATTGTTGTAACAACAAATAAATTGCAAAGCACAGAACGTGATAAGATTCGTGAAGGACAGGCAGTAATTGGTGTTACTAGCGATGGTTTATTTGGTGGTAATACACGTAGAGCATTAACAGCATGGGTAGAAGCACAACAAGAACGTATTGCAAGTTTACAAGCACAAGAAACAGAATTACGTGCACAGGCACAAAATGTTATTGCACAAGAACGTGATAGACTTACAGGACTTGTAACAAATCTGCGTGGCGCACAAACTGAAGCAGTGCAAGAACGTAAACAAGGATTGTTAGATACAATTGATCGTATAAGAGCAGATGCAGCAAGCACACTAGATTCGCAAAGAGCAAATATACAAGCAAAAATTGATGCAGTGTTAAACACAGACATTCCTGATAACAGAGACGCTCGTGGTGTAGCACAAGATACAATTACTAGTTTGCGTAATGCAGAAGATCCTCTTATTGCAGATGCAAGAAATGAAATTGCAAGACTACGTCAATTAGCAGAAGAAGAAATTGCACAAGCACAAAGTGTTATTGAGCGTTTACGAGCAGAGATACAAATCGGAGAAAATGCTGATTTAGACACTATTATTGACGAACAAAATGTTCGTATTAAAGCAGCAAATGATGAAATAGATGCGATCACTGAACGCAAGTTTGCACTACAAGCAGAAGCACGTAAATTAGAAGCAGAAGTGGGACCAGTAAAATATCTTGCAGAATTTATATATGAAGATGCTGACAGAGATACATTAGAAGAAGCAGTTCGTTGGGTAATACTTATTATTATCTTTGTGTTCGATCCACTTGCGGTTGCACTACTAATTGCAGCACAGTATATATTTGAATGGCGCAGACAAGATAGACCAAAGCCTAAAGTAAAAAAGCCTGAACCTGTTGTTGAACCAGTAGAGGAAGAACAAACAGGCGTAGACGATGATGGTAACATTGATGATATAGAAGCAGCGAGTTGGAAGATGACAGGTGCTGCAAAATTAGGGTTAAAGGATCCAGGCAAACAACCAATTGAACAAAAAAAGGTTGACAAACCTGATTATGACCCGTATACTGACAATAGACCAACAAAAGAGCTAACAAAAGAAGAGCGTGTTATTAGAGAAACTATCTGGCCAGATGGATATGATGGAAAGCTAGCACCTCCTAGACCATTTAAAGAGTAAACTGAATGAAAGAAAACTCAATTTTTACTATTACACCTCCCGATATGCAATTATTAGATGCGGGACCAAGTGTTACTATTTTAACAACAGATAATGAATTTGTTGAAGATGTTGAAAGAATACATGAAGGATTATTTAAAACTGTTCCAGTAAATTTATATCATCCAGCAGGTCAAGTAAATAGTAAAAATATTGCTTGGGTATTAAGTGTAATGCACTTTAGTGATAATGTGTTTGTTGATTTAGACACTATTAATCAATTAGGTCTAGTTGCAGCAATAATGCACGAATCAAATAAAGTTTTTATTAGTAAACAAGATAAAAATAAAGATATTATTAAACTTTTTAATTCAATGAAAGAAGGCTACACAGTATATGAAAATCTCGATGATTATATGCATATAGTGTTAGCAAATTTTAACAACGGAGGATAGATGATAACCAAAAATAGAATCTCTAGCGTAGGAAAAAATGCGCAAATTTAAGCCGGAACCAAAAGCCCCAGTAAATGGGCAAATAAGATATCGAGAGTTACGTGTGGTTGACGACAGTGGTCAATTAGGTGTAATGGATAAAAACGAAGCATTAAATATTGCAGAAAGTCGAGGATTAGACCTAGTAGTAATTACTGAGTCAGCCAATCCTCCTGTTGCTAAGATTTTAGATGCTAATAAATATTTTTATGAACAAAAACGACGAGAAAAAGAAGTAGCCAAACGGCAGCGAGAAAGTCGTATAGAAGTTAAAGAAATTCAGTTCCGACCGGGTATTGGTGATCATGATTTCGAAACAAAACTAAAAAATATAGAAAAATTCTTGTCAAAAGGAAACAAAGTTAAACTTATGGTTCGTTTCCGTGGTAGAGAAAATGCCAACAAACAAATTGGTTTTGATATACTTGATCGTGTTGTTACAGCACTTGATCAAACAGAATGGGATTCAAAACCAAGTTTAAATGGAAATAGATTGATAGGAATAGTAAAACGAGGAAAGAATGGCTAGAAAACCAAATCAAGACAAAAATCGAGGATTGTATGTAGAAGTACATAACAATGATGTTAACCGTGCTATGCGTAAGCTAAAAAAGATGGTTAATAATGACGGACTATTAAAAGAAGTTCGTGAAAGAGAGTATTATGAAAAACCAAGTTTAAAAAAGAAAAAAGCAAAAGCCGCTGCAAGAAAACGTTGGCTTAAACAAGTAGAAAAAATGAAAGAAAATTGGTAGTAATACTTGACAAACTATAATAAAGTAACTATATTTAGGAGAAGGCAGAAGAAGCCGCACTGAAACATTTGTTAAGTCAGTGTTATATACGATAAGATAAACAGTATACAAATTTTTAAGAATGGGGTTGCTGCCTAATAAGCACGTGGGAGGCCACGGTTAGCCTCCCAACATAAATAAAATGTGGATGCCAATGATGGGTCCATACATTAATCTTGCTTTTATAAGGAGAAACAAAATGACAAGACTAACTACAATCGATCTTAATAAACTCACCCCTCACAGTGTTGGATTTGACAGACTGTTTAACGATATGTTTAGATACGTTGAGCACTCAGGTAACGCTGGTTACCCCCCATATAATATTGTCCAAGAGGATGAGCGTTTCCAAATTGAAATGGCACTTGCCGGAGTACGTATGGAAGATGTTGACATTGAGGTCGCAGACGGTGTGCTAACAATTAGTCATGACCCACAAGAGGTTGAACAACCAGAAGTTCGTTGGGTACACAAAGGTATTGCACAGCGTAAATTCAAACGCCACTTTACCCTTGCAGATGACGTAGTTGTACAAGGTGCTCGTATGGAAAATGGTATGCTTTATATTGAACTAGAGCGTATTATTCCTGAAGAGAAAAAACCTCGCAAGATTGCGATTGAATATAACAAATAAGTTAACACCTGGGAGGCCAGTATACTGGCCTTCCTGATCCATACCAAGGCAGGCAAATGAGTACACAATTAGCAATAGAAGAAAATGTTACAATTAATGTTCAAAAACCAAGTAAATACAAAGTCATTTTACTTAACGATGATCAAACCCCTATGGAGTTTGTCATTGAATTGTTAATTGCTGTTTTTAAAAAAACATCTGCAGACGCAGAACGCATTACACTGCAAGTACACGAAAATGGTCGTGGAATTGCAGGGATATATAATTTTGAAGTTGCTGAACAAAAAATACATGAAGCAACTACTGCAAGTAGAGCACATGGGTTCCCACTTGCTTTTGACTTAGAAGAAGAGTAAATCATGAGAATTGAAAATGAAATTTTGTTGGACTACAGCGATGTTCTGATTCGTCCAAAGCGTAGTACCCTTGCGTCACGTAAAGAAGTTGATCTTACTCGCAATTTTACGTTTAGAAACTATGAACCAGACTTCCCTGACAATATTGAAGAATATCACTATCGTGGTATTCCTATTATGGCTGCTAATATGGACGGTGTTGGTACGTTTGCGATGGCTGACAAACTAGCAGAAGGTGAAATTTTTACTTGTCTTGTAAAAACTTATACTGCAGATGAATTAATTAAATACTTCGATGGAGAGTGGGAACGCACAGAGTTTGTTGCAATGAGTATTGGCACAAGCGAAAGCGATTACAATAAACTAGTTCAAGTTAAGAATGCCGTAGGCGATTACTTGCAATATGTTTGTATGGACATTGCTAATGGATATAGCGAACACTTTGTGGATTGTGTACGTAATGTGCGTAAAGCGTTTCCGGACTTGGTAATCATTGCGGGTAATGTTGTTACTGCGGATCAAACACAGGAGTTAATTTTAAATGGAGCAGATATTGTTAAAGTCGGTATTGGTCCTGGCAGCGTTTGTACTACTCGTATCCAAACTGGCGTTGGTTATCCTCAGCTATCTGCTGTTATTGAATGCGCAGACGCCGCTCACGGTCTTGGCGGTCATATTATTGCTGACGGCGGCTGTACTTGTCCTGGTGATGTGGCTAAAGCATTTGCTGCAGGTGCTGACTTTGTAATGCTAGGCGGTATGCTTGCAGGACACGATGAAGGTGGCGGCGAAGTAATTGAAACGTTTTACAAAACTAATGAACTTGTAGAAGGTTCATGGGATAAACATGTAATAGAACGCAAACAGTTTGTACAGTTCTACGGTATGAGTTCAGATGCAGCAAATAAAAAACACTTTGGTGGTCTTAAAGACTATCGTTCAAGTGAAGGTCGTGAAGTTCTTGTTCCCTATCGTGGATCAGTTGCTGTCACAGTGCAAAACATCTTAGGCGGTGTGCGCAGTACATGTACATACGTTGGTGCACCTACACTAAAACAACTTAGCAAGTGTACAACATTTGTTCGTGTTAACAATCAGTTCAACCGTACATACGAGAGTAAAACCACTAAAATGTGATAAATATTCTTAATACAGGAATATTTTAATGAGAGCAAATGAACTACTAGACTTAGATGAAGGCGTAGGCCAAGCGGGTGTTGATTACGAAAACCGTGTCGCACAAGCAATTACAGATGCACAACTTCCTATACTAAAATTAACAAAATCAGGCGGTGCAGCATTCAGCGCCGCTGATCCTGCCGACATTGAAGCTACACTTAACGGTAAGCCTTTTTTAGTAGAATGTAAATCAGGCCCTAGTGACACTATGGGCAGTTTCCTAATGGCGTACAATAAACAAAGTGGTGAATTTATTCCTAGTAAGAAAGCTCTAGAAAAAGTAGAACCAGAAGATTTACAAATTGCTCAAGTTGCATTACAAAACCGCAAGTCAGCAATTGACGCTTATTTGGATGAAATTGCAACACGTGAGCCAGTAGCATTGCACCAAGAAGCTCTTAAGGGTGTTCCGTTTGTAGCGGAGTATAACACTAAAGAAGAAATGAAAAACGAAGGATATCAGCGAGCAATTCAGCAAATGGTGACTGCAGGTCCTAACTTTATTGCTAACTTATATAACTCAAAAGGTGTGTATTATATCCAAGTTGGCGGCCGTGGATTATTTTATATGGGCAAAGATGCTTTTAATCTGGGCGTTCCTAAATTTAACGGTGAAGTTAAAATGGAAATACGTTTTAAACCAGCCGGCGATTCAACTGGTGCAACTAGCCGTAGAGCAAGTGCAGCCGTTGGTCAAGAAATACAAGCACGTAAAGTTGACTTAGTGTGTGGTGGTAAAATTATTACAAAAGATAAATCTCCATATACACTAGACGATCCTGAAAGTATCCGTACATTATTTAATCAATAATTTAGTCATGCACTAAACGCATATCGAGAATGCATAATTCTTGATTGTTTTTCTCGGTCTTTTGTAGTAAATAAAGGTGTACAAGGAGTAAAACTAACTAATTAGTTAGACTCGGATCACACATATACATATACATAGAAAAGAGAAAAAAATGACACAAGCAATTCTTGCAGCCGGAAATGCGCTACATATTCATGCGCTATTAGACTTCTTCCGTGACGTAAAAAGAAGTTACAGTAAAAGACAAAGAATTAATGCAACTATCAAAGAACTATCAAAATTAACAGACTATGAGCTTAATGACATTGGTATTGCTCGTGGAGATATTTGGAGTATTGCACATGATGATGCAGACTACAAAAGAGTTGCAGAAACAAATAAAAACTTAGGAGGCTGGGTTTAATGACAACACTAGTAATGAACTATACAGTAAATCCTTTTTTAAGTGGTATGAAATCTTTCGGAAGAGGATTTTGGAATTTCTGCGAAGTAGCAGGATACGCTAGAGCAGCAGGTGAGCTTGCTCGTCAAGGACTACATAAAGAAGCAAAGGCTTGTATGATGCAAGTTGCAAAACTAAGACAAGCAAAATAATTTGCCGCATAACAACAAACTTAAAAAAGGGTGTCCTATTAACGGGCACCTTTTTTCTTGACGATACCTATAAAAAATACTATAAATATATATATGTAGCGAGGTACGAAATGCAACATACAATTGAAGATGTAATACGCAGAATTAACGCAATGCATGATTTAGCAGTGCAGTGTCATAGAGTGAGAAATGAGTTTTCAGATTTGGTTAATAGAGAATATGATCATCAAACTTGTAAACATTTAATAGAACAAATACAATCTATGGCAGCGGGTATTGCTAATGACACACAAGGTGATGAAATCCGTACAGAGATGGAATACAAGCAGACGAAAGAGGAAAATGAATCTAACGCACAAGTTTTTAGTTAGTTTACCAACACTTACAGCAGGTCAGTTTAATAAAAGCGTAGTGTACGTAGAACATCACAACGGTGATGGTGCTTACGGCTGGATTATTAACAAACAACTAACTAATGACAATATAGTACAACGATTACGAAGAGGTATGAGACTACAAGTAGATGTACCATTATATTATGGAGGTCCTGTAGATGCTAATAATGCAGTTGTGTTGCATAGTGCAGATTTAAAATTACCAGCTACAAAACAATTAAATAATAATTTGTCATTAACACGAGATAAAAGTATAGTTAATATTATGAACATTGGACAGTTTCCTGAATATTGGCGTATTGCTGTTGGCAAGTGCTCATGGGGTGCTGGACAATTAGAAAGTGAAATACTTGGAAGTAGAACGAATGGAGTGAGCAGTTGGACTACTTTAAACTACTCAACTGACTTAATGTGGAATACACTACCAAGTAAGCAATGGGAACGTGCAATTGAAATGACAGCATCACAGTTAACTGAAAATGTATTAAATTTTTAAATGAACAAAAGAATATTTGTATATGGAGATAGTTTTGCTAGCCCAACCTATCCCGATAACAATGTTAATAACCCTCGTAGTTGGAGCAGTATTTTAGCACAGCACTACCAGGTTAGCAATCGTAGCGTGATTGGGTGTGGTGTAGAATATCAAATACGCAGGCTGTTAGATGATATACAAGAAGGCCAAGTTTCCAAAAATGATGTTATGATATTTGTGATTCCCTGTCTTAGTAGATTTAATTTTACATTTTTGAATAAAGTACAACATCAGGGTCAGCAAAATATCTTAAAATTTTATCCTGAGTATCTGGATTTTTATGAACAATTCATGTCTTACTATGTTAGTGATCAAACAATTATTGAACGTGGTACAAACACACTGCTAGCTTTGATTCCACTAACTCAGTTTTTTAGTAAAGCTCTTATATGGCCAACTAGTGATGAAATTATATTTGCTAACAGAGATTGGCAGCCGCCCTTTACTAAGAATACCACTTACATTGATCACAAAATGCTAAACATTTCATTAAATGAAGGAACCTGGGACAAAAGCAAACCTGATTTAAGAGCTGCACATCTAAGTGATGAAAATAATCAAATAATGGCTAATATGATACTTCAATGGATTGTTAAAGATCAAAAACCAAATGTATCGCAATTTGTTTGCGCCAACAATGTAACAACTTTGTAAATAATAATGTTACCAACAAAGGACGGTAAACAATGTTAAAACGACTTTCAAAAAATGACTATAAAGAAGAGTACAGATTGTTTTTTATGGTCAAAGGTCATCTTAACGCAGATCTCGACACAGTAGTAGCAAGTGCAGATGGTTATTTTAAACGCCTCTGGTATGATGGCGGAGATGGCGCACCTCTTTACGATTATAGTGAACAGTTTGAAGAAGCATGGAGTAAACTGAATGGTGAGTAAAGCAATAGCAAGTCTAAGTGACAGTGATTTGTCATATTTAGAGAAGCTCTTAGGAAAAGAATTTACACAACTAAACGAAAAAAGATCAGTATTTAAAGCAAAAAATGGTTATTCATATGACGGTGATAGTAAAGTTTTGTTGCGTTTAATGAATGCTGTTCGTAGTCAAAAAAAACTCTTGACAATGGAAAAATGGTAATATATAAATAATCTGTAGGCGTTACAAAGCGTATTTGGACTCCGGGGCGGTACCGGACGCCTCCACCATAAACACATGAGGATATAATGAATTGGGATTGGCACTGGATTAGTTGGTTTAAAGGAACTCCTTTTCAATGGGGTGACTTTAGATTCAATAGTGGCAAGCCATATAAAAGTTATAGACTTGGACCATTACTTATTCGTGTGTTTATATAAGCACACTGCCTTGAACTAGAAGTGGCAAAGGCGACGAACAGACTAAGTTACCCTTATTCGAAGGGGGTTACATGGGGGCGGATCCCATAGTCGGTGTGTTTATGATGGGGGCGAAATAGGTTTCGACAGGTAGGCAAGTTTACAAAACACAAATGCAAACGATAACTTTGCACCTTCTGGTTACGCTCTAGCAGCATAATTAAGGGGGCGGCCACTGCCTAGCAACAGAAGTGTGGCACTAAATACTAACGTTCAATAGAACATACACACATACACAAAGGAAAATAAAATGAATGAACAAGTAACAAAACAATTTGAGCAATTTGCCGACATGATGAAATCAGCAATGCCGCAAGTAAAGCCAAACAAAAATGGCTACGAGATCCGCACTAAAGTATTGGAAATGGCACAAAACCAAGCATGGCAAGACTATCATGCAAAATGGGGTGCATTTGAAACTTCAATGAAAAAAGAAGATGATGAGATTGTAACTACTGTTGCAATGCCAGAAGTACCAGGTGCTGATGTTGTACTAGAAGCAGCAAACAAGTTTTACGATTTTGTAAACGGTAATAAAAAATAATATATCCTGCTACAATTTAACGCATAAAATAGCACGTCTTAACACTTGATTTTGTGTTTTGGCGTGCTATATATTATTATACACAACGGAGACACAGATGTTAAAATATTTTCTAAAACTATTCTCAACAGAAACATTACCAAATGGTGTATTACACAGAGCCCATACAACAAAGTATGAGGACTTGTGTCAATGAGCGAAATTTTTACAGCAATAAGCATACTGGCAATTATTATCTTAGGTTTTTATATAATTGCAGTAACGGAAATCAATAAATGATAGAAATTGTGGGATATTTTAAAGATAGAATTGTATCACGTAAGTTTGATAATGTGCTTGATGCTATAGACTTTAGAGATGATCTAGATGCACAATATGCTAGAGTAGAATGGATTAAACTATGAAATGGTTAATTGTGTTTACAATGTTAGAAGCAGAGCCTTTTGCAATTAAAACATTGCCATTTGAGACACAAAACGAATGTAAAAAGTATATCAATAATCCTACTAACAGTGATAGACTTGCAATAGAAGTTATTGATGTAGCAGGATTCAACGATACAATACTTGCTGTGTCTTGTATGCCGGCTAATAAAATTACTAAGGAAATTTTAAATGAAACCAAATCTAAAGTTTGAACTTACAGTTAAAGATATTAATATTATTGAAACAGCATTGCGTAATAAAGTTGGACGTAGAAGCCAACGTATAATCGAAGGAGAAGATCCTGAGATGTTACAAACTGAGGCAAAAGAAATACTAGATTTACTAGGAAGATTGCACGATCAAAAAGCATGGTATCGTCCTAAAAATGGAGTATATGTCGGCGGTTAATTGTTGTAAAAATGCAACAAATAGCACTATTTTTATTTTTATTACCAACTTTTGCTGGTAAAATAGATAAGTAAATGTGCACAAATAAAAAAAGGCTGTACCAAGTACAGCCTATAGTTTTACGAAAGAAGAAAAATCATGAAAAACTTATTTTTATCTACCGTAATGGTATTTAGTATGGCGGGCGTTGCGTTCGCTGAAACAGAGAATGTAACTATTCCGGGTCCTGTTGTATCAGGTGAAGTTTCATTAGACTTTACACAAGATGCAAATGATGACTGGGGCGGAGCAATGGGCTTAGACCTAGGTGTAAATGCAGCAGGTCTAGCAACTGTAGATCTAGACTTTAGTGCAACTGACGGAAACGCAGTTACACTAGACAACTGGACAGTTGGTACAGAAGTAGGTGGCATTGGTCTTGCAATGGGCGATGACAATGGCGTATTTGTTGGAGCAGAAGGTGAGCAAACACTAGCAGCACCAGCAATGACTGAGTCAGTAAAAGTAACTGTCGGCGATGCAGCCGTAGCAGTTGGTTTCACAGACTGGACAACAGACATTACAGATATCAGCAACATTCAAGGTGCTTACACTATTAGCGATGTAGCAGGTCTTGATGTAACAGCTTCAGGTGACTATAACCTAGACAGTGAAAACATTGTACTAGGTGCAAGTGCTGGCGGATTAAATGTTGGTATGGCAAGTCTAGGTGGCACAGTAACATATGATGTAGACGGTGAAAAATTTGCATTTGAAGGTGTTGCAAACGTAATGGGCATCACAGCATATGCAAACGGTGACCAAGATGACGCATTCCAAAACGTCGGTGGTGAGTATACATACATGCTAGGTGGCGCAGAGCTAACAGCAGGTGGTGTATATAACATGGATTCTGAAGAACTAACACCATCAGTTGGCGTTAGCTTTAGCTTCTAATATTAATTAATATTGCATTAAAAGAGCCTACGGGCTCTTTTTTTGTGACTAAATATTTTTGATAGAGGAGTTAAACATATGGAAAGTTTTGTATGGGCACTTGCATTGAGTGCACATGTTGGTATAGAGGGAAATTATAATCAATTCCATCCCCATGTTAGATTTATAGAAGATGGCGGTGCTATAGCCGGTGCTTACTATAACAGTATGGAACGTGTTACCTTTTATGGCGGTTATAGATTAGAACCAACTGACAATTTAGGGTTAGAGTTTGCACTAGCAACAGGATACAATGAATTTGGTCCAGTTGCCCCATATATGAGAACAACATATGATTTGGGTGATAAAACACGATTTTTTGCGGCTACTGCGATTGAAGAAAACACTAGTACTGATACAGTAACCGTTGGTGGAGTTCTTGGTATAGAATTTATTATAAAATAATTTAAAAAACACTTGACATCATCAAAAGACATTACTATATTATAATAGTGAATAAAGGAGAACACTATGTACTTAGAGCCCACAACACAAGGAATTGTTGCTGTAATTATAGGATTAATTCTATTTTTTATGGGTTGGATCAAAGGAAAACAAACCGGTGTTGAAAATGCACTTGATACTTTAATTGCAATGCGTATATTGAAAATTACCGAAGATGGCAATGTTGTTCGTGGTGATCGCCTAGATTTAGAATAATAATTACAGATATGTTAAAATAATATACCAAGCAGTCTTGCTTGGTATTTTTTTCTTTACTAACTCTATAAATATACATGTGGGAGTATAGTAATGCAAAAATTAATATTTGGATTTACAGTAGCATTCTGCTTACACATAGGGAGTGCTACTAGCGCAGACATGGTATATCAGTTTAAAAACCCTAGTTTTAACGGACAAGGGTATAGTGCTCATGTACTAAGTTTAGAACAACTTCAGTTTAATCGCCAAAAAGACATAGACGACGAAATACAAGCTGAACTTGATCGTATTGAACGTGAACTTGAAAATAGTGTATTAAACAAGTTTATTAAAAACTTGGAATCACGTATCTATGCTACACTCTCCAAACAACTTGTTGATAATATCTTCGCAGACTGCGGAGGAGAAACCGGTGTAGAATGTACAAATACTGGTACTGCCGAAATAGAAGATGCGACCATTAGTTGGGTTAGAGACGAAACAACTGGGTCAATTACTCTTATTATTGATAGTGCAGACGGATATACAGAAATTGTTATTCCCAGTCTAGGGGAGTTGGCATTTTAATGAAAAGCTCAATCATATTATTAACAAGTGCGCTTCTAATGGCCGGATGTACAGCGAGTATCAAGCAGGAATATCCAATTGGTAATTCTGCTACTATACAAGAAAATCCGCAGGACGCTCAATTAATGGCAGTCCCGGAACTAGATGGACAAAAGATAACAATTGGTGTTTATAGTTTTACAGATAAAACAGGACAGCGCAAACCAGCAGAAAACATTGCAAGTCTTAGCAGTGCAGTAACTCAAGGAGCAGAGGCATGGGTTATAGATGCACTTATGAAAGTAGGCAATTGCACATGGTTTGATGTAGTTGAGCGTGGAGGCATGGATAATCTGATTAAAGAACGCCAGTTGATAAGAAACACAAGACAAAACTATGATGATGAACCCGAACAATTAAAACCATTATTGTTTGCTGGCTTAATACTAGAAGGTGGTATTGTTGGTTACGATAGCAATATAGAAACTGGTGGTATGGGCGCACGTTACTTTGGTATCGGTGCAGCTGAAGAATATAGAGTTGACACAGTTACCGTTGCATTTAGATTAGTAAGTGTACAAACAGGTAGAGTGTTACTAACAGTAGCTACAGAAAAAACTATTGCAAGTACAAGAGCTGGTGGTGATGTGTTTAAGTTTTTAGATTTGGGTACAAAAGCATTAGAAATTGAGAGTGGATTTAGCGTTAATGAACCTGTAAACTATGCAGTCAGAGAGGCAATAGAAGCTGGTGTCATTGAAATGATTTATGAAGGACAGCGTAAGGGTGTCTGGAGTTTTAAGGAGTAAAATAGAGTGAGAAAATTAATATATTTAATGATGTTTATTCCTAGTCTAGCATTTGCAAATGACATTTACATAAGTCAAGCAGGTGATAGTTTAGATTTAGACATAACACAAGACGGAAGCGGTAACGTTATTGGTACATCAACTCAAGATGTTGTACTAGGTAGCACAAGTGTTGCGTCAGATGATATGACATTTAGTATTACCCAAACAGGTGATAATAATGTTATAGCAGCACAAATTTATGGTACTTACTATACTGGTACTTGGAGTTTTACAGGAAGTAACAATACTGTAGACTTACTTTGTGATAGCACAGTTAAAAGTAGTCAGTGTGAAACTGTAACAATTGATATTACAAATACAGGTTCTGACAACGATTATAAAATTTACGTAGGTGAAACAAACGATGCAAGTAACTTAGTTGCAGACTTTACTGTATCAAGTGACAATAATGTATTTGATGTTGACATTGACGGCACAGACGGTGATGTTACACTTACAGTTGGCGACAATAGTAGCTTAATTACTACTGCAGTTTCGAGTGCAAATGACGCAAATCTGACTGCAAGTAGTGGCGGTAGTATTTTCGATATTGATATAGATGGCGACGGTACTACAGGACACACCTTAGATCTAACTGTTGCAGGTGTTAGTAGTGTATACACAATTACACAAAGCGGTATTAATGATAATACTATAGTTGCAAGTTTTACTGGTGATGAACAAGTAGTAGATATTACGCAGAGTGACTGATGTGGTATCGTATTGCTATAATATTACTAGTAACACTAATCTCTAGTTCAGTGCACGCCAGTATTGGCGAAGTCACCGATTTGCGAGGCACTAACAGTAGTCTTAAACGAGGATCAGACAAATTAACTCCCACCAAAGGTACTGGACTAGAGATGCAAGATGCTATATCTACTAGAGATGCATCGTTACAGTTAGAATTTATCGATGAAACCCGTGTTGATGTAACAGAACACTCACGTATGGTCATTGATGAATTTATATATGATCCCAATAGCGGCACTGGTGCTTTAAACATGAAAGCAACATTGGGTGCAGTACGTTATGCTAGTGGACAAATAGCAAAGAATAGCAGACAACGAGTAAACATACGTACACCAAGTGCTAAAATTACAGTACGTGGTACAGACTTCATGATGCTTGTAGACGAGATAGGCGGCAGTATGATTACATTACTGCCAAGTTGTGATACAAGTGGTACTTGTGTTGTAGGTGAAATTGCAGTTGAAAGTGATGTTGGTGTAGTTATAATGAACCAAGCGTTTCAAACTACAATTGTTCCACATAGAGGAGCACATCCAGGTCCTACAGTTATATTAGATATACCAGAAAACTTGTTACGTAGTTTGCTTATTGTACGTAAAAAGTCACCGTATAATGAAGAACTAGAACGTCAATATCCAGTAACTAATTTGTTAGATATTGACTTTTTAGCATATGACGAATTAGATAGAGATCCACTTGTTGAAGGCATTAAAAACATTTGGGTAACAGACTTAGACAACATGACATACTTAGATGAAGTTTGGGTCGACGAGATGCAAAGAATGATGGACGAAATTCTGGCGCAATGGATAGACGAACTTGATGCGCAGAACGCAGATTTTTTTAGAGAAAGGTTTTTAGGATTAGATCCTGAAACAAATATTTTCTATGATGAGTTTGATGGGCATTACTTTCTTAGACGGAAAGAAGGTGATCAGCATACTTTACAATTGAGGTTGGCATTTTATTATGGATATAACATTAACTTTGAGCAAAACGGATTTAGTCAATATGGGTATAGGATTGGTATTGGCAGTAATAATACTATTGATATCCGCCAATCCGACTAACGCTAATGAAATATATATTACACAAACGGGTGACGATTATGTTCTGGAAGTGCAACAGCGTAGCAAAGACAACTATGTTAGTTTGAGTAGTACTGGCGGCTCTAATGATATTACTATTCGTCAAGGTATGCACGCCGATGGTACTGTCGATTTAGATGAAACTGGTGGTCACGAAGCATATTGGACCATAACTGGAGGTACCAATACTGTGGCAAGTTATCAAACAGATGAAAATAGAGCCGGTGGAGGTGGAGCACCACATCATCTAGCAAATATAGTAAATGGTGGCAACAATTCAGTTGAGCATACGCAAAGAGGCAAAGCAGGACACGATGGATTTATAGAAATACAAGGTGATGACAATAATGTCACACTAGAGCAAAGAGGCAATGGTGGTCAACAATGGGCAGACATAGTGCTTACAGGTGATGGGCATACAGTTAATGCTAGTCAACGTGGAACTATGGCACATTCATTTGAAATTGATCTAACAAACAGTGGCGGTGCTTATTCAGTGACCAGCAATCAAACAACCAACAACACAACCACAAGCAAGACCTACAGCCTTACTGGTATTTGTACAAACACAGCAGGTTGTGCTATAACAGTTTCACAAAATTGACTTATAATTAGTATGTTTTTCATTTAAAACTAGTAAATACTGTAGACAGAGGAGACTACAGTATGAAATCATTCTACACGGGCACCGTGCTAGCCCTACTTCTAAGCACGACTGCTATAGCAGATACATCTAGCATGAACGCAGATGTAGCAGGTATGGGGTTACTTGAAAACGAATGGGTTAAAGCTGGTGTAAACGGCAATACAGGTACACTAGGATCGGGTGGTGGCACATCACCAGGATTGTTATTTGATCCAGAGGGATCAGGCACATTTAATCCAAGTTATGATTACTTAACACCAGGTTCACCATTTGATGGTTTTGCGGTTAAAATAGACGACACAAATTATTCAAACAATAACACGGGTAGCGTAGGTGTCACTAAAGACACAGACGGCTTTGTAGATGGTACTGATACGCTAACATGGAGTGGCGGTGTTACAGATAAATTTAACATTGACAACACTTACACACTAGAAGCAAACAAACCATTTATTGATATTAACACTCGTATTGAAATGTTAGTAGATGCTGGCGAAGTAAACTTTGCAAAGTTTATTGATCCAGATAGCCAAGGTATGCCGGGCGACAGTTCAAGTACAGACAACGTGCTAGGTTATGGAGTTATTCCAGATACTAATGTTGCGTTTAGTGAAGCAACCACAAGCCGTTACGCATTGGGTATCTACACAACAGATACAAACGTGACAGCAGGTGTTGAAAGTTGGACACAAGAAGCAGACGGTTACGAAGGCACAAACTACACTGATGCTGAAGGCAATCCAGTAAACTTCGGTAACAGCGACGATACAATTGGTATTAGTTGGACATGGACAGGCGTTACAACTGGCGACATCTTAGAAGCAAACTATGCATACATTTTTGGCCCAAGTGCATTTGATGCAGCAGAAGATGCTATTACTGGCGGTGCAGGTGGTGGTGACACTACAACTACAGACGGTTGGGGAACACTAGAAGATGTTGGTAGTGCTACTGATGCAGCAGAAGCAGATGCCGGAGGTGCTGAGCCAGTTATTACAACTGAAACAGTAGTTGACACAAGCCGTCCTGTACTTACAGCAAGTATTACAACACACGAATCAAGTGTAGCAGACGGTGTACAAACTATTGACAGAGAAAAAACTACAACTACAACTACACCTATGAAAACTATAACATATACAGACGGTGTTGAAACATCAAGTGCAGTAGCAGATAGTGTTATAACTTCAGCAGTTACAGATCCAGGCTCATTTACAGGACGCATGGACACAGGCAAAAAGATTGGTCATGCAGTTGATTTACATAGTTTAAAGTTTGCTGACTATGTTGCAGGTAGCCGTATTACAAGTGACTTAGGCGATGGATGCAGTGCTGAAAGTCGTGTACTAGGTATCGGTGGATCAACTACTACAGATGATCTAGTCACTATTGAAGGTGGTATCAACAGAATCACTACCAGTGCTGACGCATGTAGCACAGGTGATATGACAACACTACACATGGGCGTTGGCGCAAGTAAGGCATTAGAAAAGTTTACTGTTCGTGGAACAATAAATCGTGCTAGTCAAGATATTACATATGAAAGACACATTGGAGACTTTACAAACCAAGGTGAATATTCTAAAAACGATACTTGGGTAAATGTAGAAGTTGAACCAAACACAGGTCAAGTTCGTCCAGTAATTGGAGTTGTAGCAGGCAAGCGTTCAACAGATGCTTACACTGAAACAGGTAGTGTACAAAGTGCTATTGCCCACGAAGCAACTGACGAATCATATCGTTATGCGACACTAGGTGCTAACTTTGATTTTGATCTTGGAACAGCACACATTAGCAGAAGCACAGAAGGCACAACACGCATTGGTATTGGGGTTGATCATCACATCAATGAGAAAGTATCATTTGCAGGTGACTTCAGCAGAAGCATGTCAGATGACGCAGCAACAAATACATTAAGTGTTGGATTTAAAATTCGATTCTAATAATCGAACAACCTAAAGCAGTGGCAGTCGCATCTTGTATATCAAAGCGGCTGTCACTTAATTCTTTAACAACACCTGCAGCAAGTGCGGCAGCGCAACCTTTCCATCTACTATCAGTATAGTGTGTAACTGTTTCACTTACAACAGCACCTAGCGCAATGTGTCCTAGTTTGTCTTCATCTCCTGTTAAACGATAGTTACTATATGCAGCATGAGCATGAATAATGCTAAATGGCAATGCTATAATATCTAATCCTTGATCGTGCATCCAATAATTTAATCCAATACGAGCAGCAAAATATAATGCTACTTCTCCTTGACTAGGATATGGACCCATGATTATGTTTTTTTCTCTGTATCCGTCCCAACCTTTACTAGCAGCCATATCTGTGCTATGCCAGTCTAACATAATCCAGTTAGTAGTTCGCCAAAAGTTGTCACGACTTTGTTTATCCCAATCCTCCCACGCCCATGCTGCAGAAGGAATAAGCATTAATAAAAATAATATCACTCTCACATTAGTATTTAACTTATAAATATCTAGTGAGATGTGGAGTCACAGAGATACAACAACAATGCAATACGTTTGGCTAGGCGTGATCGTCTTTGCTTGGGGTGGTCTTGCGGTTGTACTTGTCCTAACCTAAATAAATATGTTTATGATAAAGTGGCTAGTTGAAACATTTTTGAAAAAACATATAGATGAACTAGTCGACAAACGGTTCAAGGAGCAAATGTTTGAAAGATACTACGCCAAAAAAGCAAACGACCTCCACGAAAGAATCCAAAAACTCAGAAGATCAGTTGATGTATCACAAGCACAAGGGTTTCAAGAAGATTACGAGGAACCCGTACAATCCAGTAGTGTATTGGAAGTTTCCGGACAAACCAAATCCGAACTGGTATCGCCGCCCAGTGAAGCCGAATTAGAAAAACAACAAAGAGCCGCTGAACTTGATGATTTAAGATCGAAACTTTTAGGAAAGAAAAAATGAAATTTGAACCTTGGTTACCAATAGCAGATTACTTACCCAAAGATACTAAAATGACTGGCGAAGCAATGCCATTACTCACAGATGCATCGAACAAGCCAATCAGAGAATTTTTAAATAAACACGGCGAGCATCTTAAAAAAGCATTAGTGGAGAAAATCAAATGGGAAGAAAAATAATATTTTCTCCATTATGGAGTATCTTAGTGTTAGGCTTTCTTGCATGGATAATGCATAGTAATCCAGTATTTTTAGAAAGTCTTAGACTGAGATTTTTTGATACACTAATAGTTAATCAAGAACCAGTAGTAAACAATGTATACACAGTAAACATAGATGAACCAGCACTAGACGCATATGGACAATGGCCATGGCCCAGAGGAGAGTATGCAAACTTAATCATGGATTTGTACGACCGTGGTGCTGGCTTAGTAGTGTTTAACGTGTTAATGGCCGAAAATGACAGAGCAGGTGAAGATGCAATATTAGCAGAGACTATGCAAAATTATCCTATTATACTTAACTTGCTCGGAGCAGAGGAAAATAAAAATGAAGCAATTAATCCTGGTGCTACTATCGTTAACAGTGACTTTATTAATCTTATACCCGGTGTTCCTGGAATTATTGCTAACGTTCCAGACATTGAAAACAGTGCTATCGGGTCAGGGATAGTAGATACTTTTCCAGAAATAGATGGTGTAACAAGACGTATGCCGCTTATACTTGAAAGCGGAGGTACACTTTATCCAGGCGTAACAATGGAAGTGTTACGAGTTATAGCAGGAGATCCTAGTTTCCAAATTAAACTATCTCCTCTAGGAGTTGATAAGTTACGTATACCACAATTTGGTCCTATACAAACAGATGAATTAGGTCGTGTTTGGATAGATTGGAGCCAAAAAAATAAATCATACAGTGTTATGGATTTACCAGAAGATTTTGAAGGCGGTATTGTGTTTGTTGGACCAACTGCTGGAGGAATTAGTCAACCTGTTGCTACAGCGGTAGGAAGTGTTTTCCCACATGAGATTCATGCTACAATATTAGGTACAGTTTTCAATGAATCAAATATAAGCAGACACCCTGATGCAGAACAATGGGCAGAACTAGCAGCATTAGTAGTTGCTGGATTATTATTAATAGGCTTAGCCAGATGGACATATGTAGGTATTGCATTTTTTGTATTGTCAGTAGGCGGCTTTATTGGAGTAAGTATCTATGTATTCAATACACAAAACATTCTTATTGATGGCGCTACTATTAGTGCTTTCCTCTTGCTCGTTGGTCTCAAACGATACGTGCTCAAGTTTCTCGACGAGTTCCTGCAAAAGCAAGCCATTAAAAAACAATTTGAAGGATACGCCAGCCCAGCAGTGGTTAAACTACTACAAGAATCTCCAGAGCTTGTTAAACTTGGTATAAAGAAAGAAGTGAGTATTGTGTTTTCAGACTTGCGTGGATTTACACCATTAGGTGAATCATTTGGAGACGATGTACAAGGGCTAACAAGAATAATGAATGGCTACATGGATGCCATTACAGAGCCAGTGCTTGACGCAGATGGCATGATTATAAAGTATATTGGTGACGCTAGTATGCATATACATAACGCACCTATTGACGACAGTAGACACGCACACACAGCAATAGAAACAGGACTTAAAATGTTGAAAGCAGTGGAGAAGTTTAATGAAGAAGTTATTATACCCGAAGGTAGGCCGCCTGTTGGTATGGGTGCCGGCATTAATACTGGCCTTGGTTATCTGGGCGAAATGGGCAGTAGCAAAAGACACAGTTACGATGTCCTTGGAGACGCAGTCAGTACAGCAGCTCGTGTTGAAAGCAAATGTAAAGAATACGGATGTTTATTACTTGTTGGAGAAGCGACATATGAAGCAACAAAGGACGACTTCTTCTATCTTAAAGTAGATGACTTGCAAGTCAAAGGCAAAAGTGTAGGACTAGGTATTTACACAGTACTAGATGATACTGCACCTGCTTGGCACACAGCACAGAAGAAACACGAACAAATGCACGAAGATTATCGTGCGCAAAGATTTGATGATGCTATAGATAAGTGTCGTTTGTTACACAATCATTTTGATCACAAGATGGAAGGTTACTACGATATGTGGATCGAACGCTGTGAGTATATGAAAACACAAGACCTTCCGGAAGATTGGAATGGTGTGTTTATCGCAACGAGTAAATAACTACATGCTTAATTATATTAAAAACTTTTTTGGTACTGTTCCTGCGGAAGAAAAACGTACAACAGATGATATAAATGTTATTTGGATACATGGTGCAAATCAAACCAGTTTAAGTTTCAAGTACCTACAAACAAAAACACAATTTCCAAACGAAATACTTGTTAACTATAGTAGTATGAATCGTTTTGAAGATAATATTGAAATGATAGCGGAACAAGTGCAAGGAAAAGGACCACACTTTGTTATTGGACATAGTATGGGAGGGTTGTATGCACTACATTTAACACAGTATGTCAGGGTACGTGGAGGTGTAAGTATTAGCACACCATTCCGTGGTAGTAGCACAGCAGACTGGGCAAAGTATATTGTGCCTAGTTATCCTTTGTTTAGAGATATTGGACGTAAAAGTGATCCTATTAAACGTGCAAACGAAATCGAATTAGAAATACCTTGGACACAAATTGTTAGTACAACAGGCAGTGTTCCATATCACAATGGTCCTAATGATGGTGTTTGTACACTAGCAAGTATGCAACACAGAACCGACATGAGACAAGTAGAAGTACCTCATACACATTATGAAACAATGTGCAGTGACCAAGTTGCTGAAATTATAAAAACTAATTATAATGCTATTCTCAAATAAATAACTACAGTTATTTGTGAGAGGATAAACTATGCAACAGAATGAATATGACGTAGTTCTACTTAAATGTGTAGACGGCGATACAGTTGATGTAGACATTGACTTGGGATTTGGCGTATGGCTCAAAGACGAGCGTGTACGAATTATGGGTATTGATACTCCAGAATCACGCACTAGTGATAAAGTTGAAAAAGTATTTGGCACAGCCGCTAAAAATAGATTAAAAGAACTATTAGCCAATGGCGGTAAACTAATCACAACAGAAAACAAGGACGGCGAAGATATGAAAGGCAAGTTTGGACGTATCTTGGGAGACTTTAGAGCACCAGACGGCCGTTTAGTAACTGACATTATGATCGAAGAAGGTCATTGTGTTGCGTATTTTGGCGGATCAAAAGAAGAAATCCAAACCAAGCATATGGCAAACAGAATGAAACTGCTACGTGAAGGTATTGTAAGTCAGGAGGACTACGATGCGGCTGTCAAACTTATGGAAGACAAGTAAACATCTTGCAATATTAGCATTTCTGTTTTTTCTAATTAAAGGATTGCTGTGGCTAGCAGCAATCTACTTTGGCGTGAACTTCTTTCTTTAAATAAATATACATAAGGAGTAAAGAAATGAGCGCAAATGGTATTAGTACACTAGGAACAGGGACACCTGCTGAAATTAAAGAAGATAGGCAAATTGCTAAACTTGACATTGCACAAGCAAAACGTCAAGGTAAAGTAGTTGCAGTTGATGGTACAATCACTGGTGTAGCAGACGATACTAAACCTTATTATCGTTACTGGAACGTGTACGATAGAGTTACACTTTCACTTCCGTATAATGTAGCAGATGCAGCAACAGTAAATCCACTAGCAGATCACAGACCATGGGCAACCAACGTAGCAGCCGCTCCTGTGCCAGTTGGTGTTCCTACTGTTAATACACAGTTAAATGCTCCTACCCAACCAACAATTACAGGTACATATGATAACGTAAACAGTACATCCTTTACTGTTACTGTAGATGGCACGACATACACACTTGGTGTTGATGCTGCACTTACAACAGACGGTGCTAATATTTGGAGTTTAGATTTAAGTGTAGCAGGGCAAACACTCGCAACTGAAACAAGTTTTGACGTAGTTGCTACAAGTAACGGTACTACTAGTGATACAACTACAGACGAAATTACTACTATTAACGCTATTGAAGATATTGTTGCTGACGCAGCAACTAGCTTGCAGATTTGGTATGATGGTAGTGATGTTACACAATTCCAGCCAACTAATCCAAGTGATGGTGACACTATTACACAGTGGAACGACAAATCAGACTTTGCACACAATGCTAATCCAATTGGCGGCGCTACGTACAGACCAACATATCAAACCAACGAACTTGGTGGTCTAAGTGTTGTAGAATTTGATGGAGTAGATGATTGCTTGAGTGTGAATCCATTTACACAAATAGCAGGCGCAACTAACTTTACAATCTTTATGGTAGCAAAAACAATTGATACAACAAGACAACAAGTATTTGGTGCAACTAACAACTCAGACTTGAAAATAGAACTTGTTAATGATGGTGGAACATACAAGTATTGTGCTGCAATTAATGGTGGTTCTGGAGTGAGTAGTGTAGCAGCAGATACCAACTATCATATTTTAACATTACGTTATGATGGTAACGGTGTAGGCAATGCTAACAAAGTTAACTTTAGAGTTGATAAAGTTGCGCAAACACTAAACTTTACTGGGGCTATTAACAGTACAACATTGGGATCAAACACACACTATTACTTTGGTTGTGCAGGTTCAATGGTTGGACATTTAGACGGTAGTATTGCTGAAGTACTAATGTTTAGTAAATCACTAACTCCAACTGAAATAGACGATATTGAACAGTATCTTAATACGCACTGGACACTAGGACTATAATAAAATATGTAGCATAGTGTAGTATTTGATCTATTGCTGCCCATTTCCAATATGTTTTAGTCATGTCTTTAACATTATGTTTTTCTTGTAATACTCGTTTAGTATAATCTATTATAAAATGTAACACAAAATCTAGTAAGAATGCAGCTATTGCTCCTTGAATACCTACTACAATTAGTGCTATAAAAAATGTCAGTACTGCATGGTCCAGACAATGTAACCAAAGTCTTGGCGTTCTTAAATTTGCTTTACTTCCACGATTTACCAGTCTTGCTTGTAACCACAAATCTGCAATAGCATGTTTACATACTAACAGAAAGAAAAATATTAGTTCTATCATTTTTTAAGTTGTTCTTCTTTGTATATTTGTTTTAAGTCAGCCAGAGAATAAACTTTTTCATGTTCGTTTATATCTATATCATGATCTTCTATAATTTTTTGTAAGTGTTTAATACGTTCTTCGTAATCTTCATGCTGATCACGTAACGTAAGTACAACATTAAGTTTTTGGTTGAGACGTATCAAGTCATTATCGAGCATACGAATACGATCAATAAGAGCAATAAGTGTCATGCTTGATTCACCTAATACAGGATCAATTTCAGTTGTAACCCATTGCCAGATAAAGTAGATAAAGTATCCCATACCTAGTGCAGCAATAATAGGGAAACCAAAATCTGAAATTGCCTGGCTTAAAACTTCCATGTTATTCTCCGAACATACCTATTAGCTCAGGACCAAAACTACCTGCTGCCCAGCCTAGTGCAACAATAGCAATAACTCCCATTACTAACCATTTCATTTTAAAGTCGTCTACATCCATGCGTAGTGCAACTAGTTCGTTTCCTAAAATACGAACGCTTACTTCAAGTTTACCTTTATCATCAGTTTGTGTCATCTCGATCTTCTCCTATTTTTATAAGCCAACCGCTTTCGTTGACCCTAAATATATCTCCTGGCTGATACAAGGCATTTTCTTTATTTCCTGGGTTTCCTTCTTTGTCCCATCCCATAACTTCACCATCCCAGTCGCCTTTAATGGTAAAATTTGGACCGGCGCTCATAATTAGATAGTCCATCCACATCATTCTTTGCTTCCTTTACTAGTTCGCTAAATCTGTCTGCTATATGTCTTAACATAACTTCATCGGCTGCTCTTGCCAAATTATGTAACATTATAATCATTTCACCGTCTGTCATTTTGTCCATTTAATCTTTCCTTGCGTCTGTTTTACCGTCTGCTCTTGCAATACGATCTACGTCAGGCCTTAACCCTAGTGCATTACTCATTAGTGTATCAATACGTACCACGTCGTGATTCATTGTTCTAATTCTATTGTCAAGACCCATAATAATTCCTTTAAGGCTCTTGACTTGCCCAGTAACACCTGCTAATATGAACTTTAGTGTTAAAAACACAAAGTATCCAGCACCAAGAGCACCAGCAATAGGAAACCCAACTTCAGCTATAAATGTTAAAATTTCACTCAAAAATTCACCCTCAATTAACTGCTACTGTTATTTATAGGATATCAGATGTTAAATAGTCTTATGTCAACACAAGAAAAAGATAAAACATTTACTGATGAACAAGACGATCCCTGTGATGATTGCACAGATGTTGGAATGTCTAATTTAACAGGATGGATTACAGCTCAGAAAAAAACTGTTGACAAACAAAAAGAAGAGTAATATACTTTACTAATAGCATTGGAGAGAACCATGTTCGTTGTAAAGGACAAAAACAATAATATAATTGCGTATTGTAGTCGATATGAAGATGCAACAGCTATAGTTTCTGGCGCTGATATCGATAAGCAAAAATATTTAATTGAAAGTTTAAAATAACTTTAGGAGATGATAATGAAGACATTAACACATGCAATATTGCTTGCTTGGATTTGTTCTTTTTGGGCAGGTGTTGCAAGCGCAAATAGTTTTACGACAACTGGAAGAGTTGTGGATATTAAACCAGTCTACACACAAGTACGACAGCAACAACCTACAAATGTTTGTCGTAATGTAGAAGTTCCAATTTATGGCACTGTACAAGGTGGTGGAGACGCAGGTGCAAATGCACTTGCAGGAATGATTATTGGAGGCATACTAGGTAAAGGCGTGTCAGGTAATGATCAAGGTGCAGCCGCAGGTGCAGTAATTGGTGGTATCATTGGTGCAGACAAAGCACAAAATGGTTCTCGTCGTGTCATTACAGGTTATAAAACTGAACGTCAGTGTACAACAGAGTATCAATATGTAAACACACAAGTTGTAAATGAATATGACATCATGTATAACATCGACGGGCGTGAAGTCACATTCCGTGTTAACCGTGCACAAGGTGAACGTGCATATATCAATCAACGTAAAACATTTCGCATTCGCTATCAACTACTAAACTAAGAGGTAACTATGAGTATGCATCTTGTGGGTCCTTACATGACCACGACAAAGTATAATCGTAAAAAGAAAAAACCTAATGCTAAACAGCTACGTGCACAAGAAGATCATGATAAGTGGTTGCGTAAAATGGGTGTACACCCAGAACAACTAGCAGAGAAAAAAGCAAAACGTAAAGATGTTAAAAATGTGGATGTTCCTTCTCATGTTAGTTGCAATACAAATAATGTCCATACTAGTGATAGGATTGCTGGTGTAGCAACAAAAAAAGATAGACAACAATATACTGGTGACTATATTATAGGTATTGCAACAACACACAAAAGTAATCTTATGCCTGTTACAAGCCGTAAACAGGCTGTAGAAGCTAGCACAATGAGACGTAACTGATGCAAGAGGAACGACTTAAAATTTGTAATAGTTGTGAGCACTTGACTTTTGGAATTTGTCGTGTATGTTATTGTTATGTAGCATTAAAAACAAAATTAGAAAACGCAACTTGTCCAAAAGGTAAATGGTAATGCCCATACATGCAACACTTGACTTAGAAACACTTGATTATAAACCGTCAAGTACAGTACTCACAGTTGGTGGTGTAAAGTTTAATCCATATACTATGGATGATCCTTATGACAAATTTTACTGCCGTGTAAGTGTAGACGATCAAGATCGTTTTGGACGTACAGCAAGTGACAGTACAATTGAATGGTGGTCTCAACAAGATCCAAAAATTATGGAAGAAGCATTTGATCAGAATGGTGCTGTTACTATGTCTGATTTTTTGGATACACTAAACAAGTGGATTGTTGGTGTAGATGTTTTTTGGGGGCAAGGCTATGGTTTTGATTACACTATCCTAGAAGATATGTATAGAAACTTAGAGCGTCCTATTCCCTGGCGTTTTTGGCAGGTAAGGGATAGCAGGACATTGTTTTCGTTGTTGCGTGAAGATCCACGTAAAAAAATGCAAACAGATTTACACAATGCGTATGCAGATGCGTATTATCAAAGTAAAGCAATTCAAATTGCACTTAGTGATTTAGGAGTAGCATGATACGTTGGTATGATTATATAGCAGCATTTGTATTCGCAGAAGTATTATTAGTAATAGCATTTTTTCCATATATTGGATTTATTGCTGCATATGCAGTATATGAATATGGTTGGAATTGGTACTGTAATTATAGATTAGAACAGGAGTATAATAAATGGCGTTAGTGCCTATTGTAGTTGATAAAACAAGTCAAGGTGAACGTAGTTATGACATCTACAGTCGCCTATTAAAAGACCGTGTAGTAATGCTAAACGGTGCAGTAGAAGATTATATGGCTAATCTAGTTGTTAGCCAACTATTATTTTTAGAAAGTGAAAATCCAGATAAAGATATTACACTTTATGTTAACAGTCCAGGCGGTGTTATTACAGCTGGTATGAGCATCTATGATACTATGCAATATATTAAACCAGATGTAACTACGGTTGTAATGGGACAAGCATGTAGCATGGGTAGTTTCCTTGCACAAGCAGGTGCGCCTGGCAAACGCTATGTATTGCCACACAGTCGTACAATGATTCACCAACCAAGCGGAGGTGCACGTGGTATGCAAAGTGACATTGAAATTCAATACAAAGAAATCACACATATGAAAAAGATGTTGACAGATTTGTATGTTAAACATAATACTAAAGGCAAGACTTATGCTGACTTTGAACGTGACATGGATAGAGATAATTTTATGACAGCACAAGAAGCAGTTGATTACGGTCTTGCAGATCAAGTAATTGAAAAACGATAAATATGAATCAGTGGACTAAACAGGGATCGACCCACTATAAACATTCCGCCCCCTCTAAAATAGAGGTATAAAATGCAACCAGTAACATACAAATATGTAAGTACAAAAGAATATCACAATGCTTTTCCATGTGCATATAGACAGTGGAAAGCTGACAGTCATTGTAATCAAATACACGGTTACTCGTTTAGTATGAAGTTTTATTTTGGAACTGACACACTAGATGCTCGTAAC